TTGCCAGAGCACCAGTAAGTGAGCCCTCAAGGGCCAACTGCTGGTTTCTCGTCTGATCAGTGAAACCCAGAACACCCGACAAGTCGGAGTGCTCCACACCAGCGTAAATCTCGCGCTTAAGCCCTTGCTGTGCAAACTGCACAGTGGAGGGCTCAATAGCGATGATACGCGGTGTCTTCTGCGTTTTTGGCACACAAACAACCCGTACGGGAAGTTCGTGCAATGGGGCCACGAGCTCACGGGGAGCAGATGGAAGGTTGGAGCTGTACAACTCAGAGGGAAAAACCTCATTGAGTCGTTCAGTCCAGTAATCCATCTCCCAGCGCTGTTTATGATCAAGACGATCAGCGACAGAGCCAGGTCCGTGACGGGGAATGAGCTGATAACTTGAGACAACCGTCTCAAGCTTGTCAAACAAATTCCCGAACAAATGGAGAGTCCACTGGTTAAAGTGGCGCCACAGCGCAGGGTCAACGCCCACGCTGTAGTGCTCCATAAGTTCCTCGTCAGTCTTGACAAATTGAGCTTTCGCACGCTGTATCCTTTCGGGGGTACAATCGCGCTCAAGCTTACCAGTCAGGTTGCATACCTGTCTGACCGCCCAGATTGCATCTGGATCGGGATTTGGCAAGATATTCCCATCATCAGAGAACACACGCGAGAGGAAACCCCCGAGAAAACGGGGGAGACCTCCATGATGGCTGAAACCAGACATCATGTGTCGCGGCCATGAGCCATCGCGCAGGCCTTTCTCAAGGGCTTTTGCGAACTCAGGCAGGGTGATCGTTAGGAACGAATCACCTTCGTGTTCCCAACGAGAGCGGAGAGTTTCCGCATCTCGATGCACGTGAATAGCGCAATGAAGTCCTGCGTCATGCAGGACTGCCAGATGGAGAGTTACCAGGCTTTTCAAGACCCCTCCTTCACGGGGGTGGTTCTTCCAGCCGATAACTTACCGGTCAGCGCTTGATGCTAACGACGACAAAGGCACCGATACTGATTGTGATCAGAATCGAAATGCCCAAAATCATCATTGCTTCAAGTGCCGTCACTTCTCACCCCCAAGAATCTTCTTGAGGAGTGCCTTCGACGAAGCCTCCAGGGCGCTCGTGAGAGCGTCGTAGAGAGCTTCGACGTCGGCTGCCGAGACCCCGTCAGGGATCGCGGTCGCCACGTTGACACTTGGACGAGTCTTCGAGATCAGCCCCGTGATGGGGTCGGTCACGTTGACAGTCGACACAAGTGAGGTCGACGAACGCGCAATGTTGCTCTTGTCTACCCGCTGGGTGACAAAGAGATCAACCTTGCTCGCTCGATTCGAGTAGACGTGCGTATCAGCACGCTCTTCGAGGCGAGGCAGAGAAATGGCCGTTCCCGCGAGGGTAACGGACTGAGGATCGGTAAGCACCGGTTCTCCTTGTGGTTGGTCGCCGCCAGGCGACAGTTGGGTAGTGACTGTGATTTTGTGTACTCATTTGAGCCTTGTGAGGCCCAGAGCACCCAGAATCGCTCCCTGCTCACCTGTTAAATGAGTGGTCGGCGATCCATTGAACCCGAAAGGATTCGCTCGGATTCTACGTTTACGAGTATATTTCAACTCGTTCTGCACGTACGACGGCCCAAAGTACCCTTCTGAAGAGAAGGTGGGACGAAGTGCGGCAGCAGAGAAAGTCACGGATGTCTCCGTGGTTTCCATGGCGTAGAAATACGAGGAGAGGACGCGGTTTGATACCGCGGCCTCCATCGAGGCGATTGCCCCTCCTATGTCGGAGGTCCAATCGACAAGCCAAGACCAGGGCTGGAGGTTCCAAAGAACCGACGGAGTGATGTCCAAGGACATCAGGGTTTCCAGTCTGTCCATATACTTTGTCGGGTCAAAACCCGCCTTCGGTATATAGACAAACTCTCCCTCAACTTTCCGGGAAATACGACTCTTGCGAGCAAGAGTAGCAATCCCAGAAACGCGAGCTGTCGCAGTGGAAACGGGTCCGAATTGGGCTTCAGCTTCTACAGGCAAGCCTGTAAAAACTGATTGGCCGTTCGCCTTTCCAACGCGTATGCTCCCTAGATCCATCCTTTCGTAGGATGTGATCGGTTGAGCAGACCTAGATCTGTGAGTTGCACCTAAAGGCCTGTACAGGCCATAGGAGGCAGAGACGAGAGCCTCTGCCATGTTTCGCAAATCATTGAGCAAGGGTTTCC